GAAAGTTTTGATACTAATAGTTTTCACGACAATGTAACTAATAATTCAAGATTTACTGTTCCTAGCGGTCAAGGCGGTTATTACTTATGTATTGCTCAAAATGCTTATGCAAATGTTGCTGCTACTGGTAGTAGAGAAGTAGTATTTAGAAAAAACGGAAGCACATATATGACACAAACTAGTATTCCAGGTGCTAATATCGCTCGCGCTAATTGTGTTTACGCTGTAGATGTGCTTAATTTGGTTGCGACCGATTATGTTGAAGTATTGGCATATCAGACTTCAGGCGGTAGTCTAAATCTCGTTAACGATCTTTCAACTATTAGTTATTTCAGTATGATAAAGGTGGGTTAAAATGATTAAATTTGATAAACCAGAAAACTTAAATGGTTCTGAACTTCGCCAAGAATTACTGGAAGCAGGCGTTTCTATAAGTCAAAACTCTAAGTCAATTTGTGCAGAAGCAGATGGTTGTCTTTATCTAGACATTATGCAACAAGATGAAGCCAAGGCAGCAGCCGTAATTGCGGCACATAACGGCACAGTTATTCCACCTGAGCCAACTATTGCTGACAAACTTGCCAGCGTTGGTTTATCTGTAACTGACCTGAAAACTGCTCTTGGCCTGTAATGGAGACAAGCTATAACGGCTACCCGGCCTCAAAAGATCCGGACGAAATTAAAATAAAGTCCTACCCTGTACGGGGTACGGATCGTAAGCTAAGGTGCGCCGAGAGTGTTGGGCCTCTCTTGGCCGCCTTTGCTGCGGAGTTTCATGAGCTAATAGAGCCGATCGATGAGGGTACTTTTGACGACTGGGGCTATGCCTACCGCATGGTAAGAGGCAACCCTACAAAATTATCCTGCCACTCATCCGGAACGGCTATTGATCTCAACGCTACTAAGCACCCGCTAGGTAAGTACGACACTTTCCCGGCTGAAAAAGTACCAATGATCCGAGCGCTCGCTAAAAAGTACGGCCTCAAGTGGGGCGGAGACTTTAAGACAAGGCCGGACGATATGCACTTTGAGGTAGAGGTTAACCCGGCTAAAGCAAAACAATTAATAGAAAAATTAGGTTTAATAGATGCCAAATAGTGCACAAATTTCCGTAGGTACTACGGCTACCCTTTTAGTAGCTGCTAGTATTTTTCATCAGACCGCATATTTACATAATCTTGCCGGCGGTGGTAATCACCCTATTTTTTTAGGTGGGCCTAACGTAACTACCGTTAACGGCTATAAATTAAATAGCGGCGCATCTTTAACTTTAATGGTTGAAAATTACGATGCTCTATACGGTATATGCGCTACCGGTACGGTAGACGTATCCGTATTAATATAGTTCAATTAAAGGGCATTACAGGAGATAACAATGAATAAAAAGCAATTAGAGGCCGCCGTTATGTCATATGTACGCGCAGCGCTCGCCTCAGTAGCAGCTCTCTATATGTCAGGTATACAGGATCCAAAAGTACTAGCTAATGCGTTTATCGCCGGGCTCGTAGGTCCGCTTATGAAAGCGGTACAACCTAACGAGAAGCAATACGGCATAGGCTCTAAATGATCCGGGCCCTGATAGGGGCGATAGTGGGGACTATCCTCCTATCGGGGTGCGGTTACGATGGATGGGTGAGATATGAGTGCCAAGAATACGAAAACTGGACAAAGCCTGAGTGCACTCCGCCTCAATGCGAGGTTACAGGGACCTGCACTACGGACCTTATTACGACAGATGAGTAAAGAAAATAAGCGGCTAACGCCTGAGGATATTCACGCTCGCCTCATATTTTTAATTGGCGCGGTACTAGCGCTTACCTTTTTTGTAATTACCGCAGGTGCCGTATATGCACTTGTCTTTGTTACGCAGCCGGTAGGAGCTCAAGCGCCTAACGATCGAGACTTCATACAACTATTACAAACCTTGGCCATATTCTTAACCGGGGCCCTAGGCGGCGTATTAGCCGGTAATGGCCTAAAGTCTAAACCTAAAGAGCACCCTAAGACCGACACGCCAAACACGAATACACTTTGATTTCTGACAAAAAGCCCTCATACTGATACTACAAACGCTGAGAGGGCTACTCGGTTAGTAGCTTAATCGGCCTTAACAAAGGGCTAAGTATGAACAGTTTAGATATATTGATCGCATTGGCAGCTTGTGGCATAGGCTTTATGTTTATGGTCATTGGTTATTCTGTAGGTTTTAAGCATGGACACGGTGAGGGTTTCCTACGTGGCCGCGCTATCGCTCAAGCTCTTAAAGACAAGGAGCTAATCTAATGAGTTTCCTAGATAACTATGAGGACGTAAACGCAAGGATTACCCGCTTTCGATCTGAGTTTCCCTCAGGCAGATTAATCACAATCATCGAGGATAAAGATTTAACGGCCGGATGGGTGCTTATTAGAGCTGAGGCTTATCGCGAGTTTGAGGATGCCGTACCTAGTGCAGTCGATTACGCATATGGCAACGTAGCAAGCCTGACCCAAAATATGAAAAAATGGCTTATAGAGGATACATCGACCTCCGCAATCGGTAGGTGCATCGGGTTGCTAACCCCTAGCCCTGCCGGACGGCCTACACGTCAGGATATGGAGCGCGTGGAGACACTACCGGCAGCCTCAGATCCTTGGGCAACAGTAAAGATCGCTCAAGATACAGGCACAACAGCTCTAACTACGGCAATTAAAGAGATCGGTGCTCAATTAGGCGGAGAACTTGTAGCCGAACCTGCTCGATGTGCTCATGGCACGATGATTTGGAAACAGGCCGCAGCTGGTAGCCCTAAGAATTGGGGCGGCTACTTCTGTACTCAGAAAACTAAAGCGACTCAATGCACGCCTTATTGGCACGTACTTGCCTCAGATGGAAAATGGAAGCCACAAGTATGACTAAAAGCCGCTTAATTAAAATAGTCGTACTATTTGAGCTGTGCCTAGTGATAGCGATGGTGCTGTTATGGGTGAAATAACATTTATCAAAGACGGCTATGCAACCGTTATACACGATAACGGCGACATGACAGTTACAGCTTTAGATCGATGCGATCAATGCCTCGAGTGGCAGAGCACTAGCGGCGGCCTACAGATCCGCGATTATGGCCAAGAGGTAACTGTATGGCTATGTGCATCATGCAGGGCCTAATGATCGACCGCGTAATCCTTGACCGCTCACAAGAGATTACCGCTCATCGCACGGCACTTGAGCGCGCTGCCGTTATGGATGAGTCATGGTTTCGGCTGTATGGTCAAAACCTGAATTATCACGAAATGATAACGCAGCACGCAGAAAGCGTAGGCGCAGAGATAGCTGTAGCTGAGTATTTCGGGCTACGTAACTTTATGCCAAGCATTAATACCTTTAAGGCTGAGCCTGACGTTGAGACTTTAGAAGCCCGCATCGAGGTAAAACACACTAAATGGGCTAATGGGCATTTGATATTACAAGAGTCTCAGCGCTCGCGGCCTAACGATGTCTGCATATTGGTCTATGGAAAGAGCCCGGTCTATCAGCTACTCGGATGGATACCGGCTCACATGGCGATGATGCCTCGATATAAGCACACACAGCAAGGCAACTACTGGGTGAGCCATCGCAACCTATTCGAGATGAAGTACTTAAGGAGCTCTAATTATGGCGATACTCAAATCTAATTGCAGGATATGTAAGAAGGTTACAGAGCATGAAGATCGAGTCGTAACCGAGAACCTACCGCCTTACGTTAAAACGCTTCAATGCGTTAAATGCGGCGTTATGGGCGTTGTGCTCATGGAGGATGTGCAAATTGCCGACCTATGAATATGAGTGTATGGAGTGTCGTATTAAGTACGAAATTGAACAACCTATGAACAATGTAAGCACTCCCCTATGTTGTACGCAACCCATGAGACAGATCTACTCTGCTCCTGGTCTTAGCTTTAAGGGCACAGGATGGGGCCATCAATGAGCACCCATGACACGCCCAAGACCCCGCGTATTATCAAATGGATTTGCATAGCCATGCTACCCTTGTGTACTTCATTAAATACTCCTGCTAACGCAGTTGAGATAAATGAGATAGACAAATATAAAATATACATACATATAAAAGTAATGAATTATAAAGAGTTTGTATGTATAAATAAATTATGGACTAAAGAAAACAGGTTATGGGATCCCTATGCCAAGAACCCTAAGAGCTCTGCATTTGGTATACCTCAACTCTTAAAGCTAAAAGAAACTAATCCATATATCCAAATGGATTTAGGTTATAAGTACATACTCCATCGTTATAAGACTCCATGTAATGCCTTAGCCTTTCATGATCGAAAGGGGTGGTACTAATGGTGCAGGGTAGACATGATCCAAGGCTTAGCCGTAAGTACAAGGCGCAACGGCTCATCGTCTTGGCACGTGATGGCTATGTATGTACCTACTGCGGGCAGGATGCTACGACTGTAGATCACATCGTTAGTCTCAAGCATGGAGGCGATCCAATCTCATTAGAGAATATGGTGGCTTGTTGTAAGCGTTGTAACAGCTCTAAGGGATCACGCTCACAAGGCGTTTTTTTAGCACAGACGGCTAC